TTGACCGTTTCAGATATTAATAAGATAACAGAATTTTTTAATGTTTTTAGCAAAATAACACCAGAAAATAGAGACAGGCTTAACGAAATCGCAGGAATTGTATTAAAAACTCCCCGACAAATTGCCCAGACTGTAGGCACTGAAATACTTAGAAGAGCTGGTGATGAAGATATTCACTGCAAAAATGTAAAATTAGGTGATAATGTAACAATAATATCTGATATAAGATTCCCGAATGAGTTTGATTATTTTAACAAACTCGACAATATATTCTTCCTTCCTTTTTATATCCAAAGGGACGAGGCCGAAAAACACGTAACCGAACATTCTCACTCTTCCGAAACTTCTGTATTTAAGTTTTCAGATAAATGTATAAAGATAAGTAATAACAAAGACTTACAGAACCTAGAAAACCAAATCAGGCTAAACCTTCTTATTCGGGGATATGCTCTAAAAGAGTGTAATCTTTAATAAAAGGATAAAAAACAATGGCTCTGAGTAAACAGGATAGAATTAGTCTATCAAAGAAAATAGTAGAAATACCTGAAACCAATGTTTCAATTGAGGCTGTAAAGGCTCAGATAATTCAGCAACAGCAAAAATCTATCAAAGAAGACGCTGTTAATGCATCTATACAATCTTCGTATGACAATGTTATAAACCTGTATCAACCAGAGTTAAACTATTTGGATGGCAACAAAAGAACAACATTAACTCCAGCAATAATAGAATCAGCAGCTAAGGGAGAGGCTAGGAACGGTTTTTTTTTAGCTGACCCCACCTTCCCGACACCATCTCTACCCTCGGGCGTATGGAAATTCTTTTCTCCAATAGGTTTTACCTGGGCAATAGGAAAAAACAATGCGGAGGCATATCTTGTAGAATCCAACGCAGAGCTGCCTGCCATCAATGCTATCTCTCCTATTATAACTCAAATAGAAACATATGCCGTTTCAGCAAGAGCCACAGGCTCTCAATGTACTAGCGCACCAAACCCAACCCCTCCTCCTCCTATTTTGTACACATCTCAACCCAATACTGCAATTCAAACTTTGTTAACCAATCTTAAGGCACAGGTTACAAAATGGAAAACATCTTTAAATTCTCAAAAGGGTGTTATTGTTTTGTCAGAAACGGTCCCGGCAAGATTGGCACAGAATCAAGCGGCTTATAATGCTATAGATCCTGTTTTAAACCAGCTAACTCTTTGGGAATCTTATATCGATTTTAATTCAGGATCTTCCTGTCCTTTGAGCGAAAACTGGTCTAGTTATTCTCAAAACAAATTACACCCAGACTCTTTGTTGATATTAAAAAATTTAATAACAAGCAGAACAGTGTCAGTGAACAACAGATTGTCCGAGCTAAACACTCACTTTGGTTCTATTGTACAAGATATGAGCACAGGGGCTTTGGTATCTTTTTCGGGATGGTATGGTAAAAGATACCTCATCTTGGATTCTAGGCTAAATCTTATATCAGGAACTGCTGCTGGAAAATTCGGAGCAAACAAGGCCATAGAAACCCAGGATCAGGTAAAGGCCAGTAATGCGGTGTCTCTAGCAGCGTATTCTCTTTCAATGAAATGTGCTCGTGCGGCAGCTCCTGGGATTGATACTCCCTACTTAAACATGGAAAATGCTTCGGATTTTAATGTTTCCGACAGGGTTTATGTAGTTGCTGATGATCAGGAGGAGCTATCTGGGTCTATTTTGGAAAAGACAGGAAACAGAGTTAAATTAACTTTTGTGATTCCTAAAAAATATACCCTTTCAAATTATACTAGATTGTACAAAGTTGTAGAAGAAACCATTTAATTTTTATACTCGTATTGGATCATGTCTTTAATATATTCATTATAATGCTCTAAATGACACCACTCTCCAGCATCTGAAGGATACATAATGCTATCGGGACACCCATCTTTAAAGTAGCCCTTTTCAGGAATTAAACCCATCAATTGTGCCAAATACTCTATGTACTGCCATATGTTTGTTCTGTATATGTCTTCGTGCGTATGCATGCGGAATCTAATACAATGCTCTAGTTCATGATAGACCAAGAACTGCTTGGACAAAAAACCCGCCCTTTCCCAATATTTTTGATCGATCTCTATTTCAAGCTCGCCATTCATAAGCCAGTGGCATCTTCCTATGGTCGATCCTTCAAAAACAGTAAAATTCATAGATAAGCTACGGATTCTTTGGTCATATATGTGCTTGTATTGTTTATGTTTTGTGTTTATAATGTTTGAATAATCCTTAATATAGGGAACAAATACAGGATCTACCCCTCTTTGCTTGGGCTGAACCCTTATATCTTCGCTTGAACAGGATACAAAAAACATTAATGTTAAAAATATTATTTTATTCATTTCTAATCGTTTCTTTTATAAGGCCGCATTTTTGACAAACCGCCTTCCTTTTTGTAATGATAAAATCATGGTTATCAAGAACACAGGTATGTTTTGTGATAAAGATAATAAATATTAGCACTATCAACAATATAGCCGATAAATTAACGTAAATTATCATCTTCTTCTCTTACAATCCTAAAACTACTTCTCTTTTTACGATAAGACCTGATCCTGGCCTCTCTTTTAAACTTAATAACAGACACAACAATACACAACGCCACTATGCCCAAATAAAATAAAAATATGCTAAAAATCAATATATTACTCATCTACCAACTTTTTTGTAGCCTTTTTATGGCTTTTTCTGTCATAATCCATCTCTGATTTCATGGCATATCCAGGAGGGGCTACGGGAATTCGGGGCTTTACCTTTTGTTTAAGTTTTTTCCTTCTTAACTTATTGATTTTACGTTTAGCTTTTCCCATATTATAACTCTTTTTATATAATATCATACAATTCAATCTTTATTATATACGATATTGTAGGATGAGGCAACAAAATGGCATTAAGTAAATATCTAACATCAGTTTCAGATCGACTGGTAGAAAAATATGGGAATGTTGGAGGAGGAAAACCTGGCAATCCGCCGTGGGCAAAAAATAAAGATTCTTTTTTTTCTCCTATAAAATTAGACCCTCAAAGAATTGATGGGATCTATCCCTATAGACTTTTAGTTATAGATGTGTCAAAAGGAAACGGTACAGTAACCTCATCTGGAGCAGTAGGTGTTCCGGGTCAATTCCCTTCTGAAGTTATTAAAAATAAATCAAATACAGGAGGATTGCAATACTCGATAGGTAGCTCCAATTCCTGGATATTTACACTTCCTATCACCCCTCAACAACTATCAATAACGGACCAGTTTGCAATTAACACAACAGCTACCATGCGTGGTGTTGTTGAAGAACATAATGGTGTTAAATTTAAAACAATATCAGCATCTGGGACAACTGGAATATGGCCAGCTAGAAGTTCTTTTACAGATAATAACACGGCAGGACTAGCTCTTTTTGGAGGTTCGTTATCTGCTCTTAGCAATGCAGTAGACTCTTGGAAAAACATTTCAGGGAAAGCCGCCCCCTCATCCCCAAATCCTGCAGGAACAGATGCCGCAAGAACTGGATATTACCAAGCTTTGTTGCTTCAACAATTTCTTGAACAGTATGCTATGGCTAAAAAAGACCCCAAAAATAAAGGGTGGAGGCTAATCTTTGACTGTCCTAAAACAAATGAATCTTTTGTGGTTACTCCTATCCAGTACAATGTTACCAGAAGCCAAAGAAGTCCTGGTGAGTTTTTATATAATATGCAATTTAAGGCCTGGAAAAGAATAGATCTTAAATCCGGTCAAAAAGAAGTTGGTAAAAAACCGATAAAGCTAACTTCTAATTTTTTTCAAAAAGCAGTATCTACATTAGACAATGCCAGAAGTGCTATGAGTGCTTCTTTGAACGTTATCAAAGCAGTAAGAGCTGATTTTAGACAGGTTTTTGATCAGGTAAGAAAGGTTACACTTCTCTATAAGGATTTGGGCGGGTTGGCACTTGCTGTATCGGATTTACCGAACCAGATCGGTAAGGATTTAACAGCTTCTGTCAAAAAAATGGCAGCAGATACTGCTCAAGGCGATGCTGCATTCAAATCAGCATTTGGTGCAAATTCTAACAAAACAAAATCATCTGGTAGTAAAATTAAATCTACTGTAGCAGCCATAAAACAAAACAAGGAAGTAAACGAAGGTGTTTCTGATGAACAGGTAGCCGCCGGATTGCTGGGTAAAAGTGCAAAAGATGCCAATGATGCGTCTAGCCTAAATAATGTTTTTAGTGAGCCTGAAGGAAATTTTGATTTTTTTAATGCAATACCATTAGACCAACTTCCCCTAACTCCAAAGCAAACAATTGCCATTCAGGATGAAATAGAAAAAAACTCCCTAATTTCTATTGAAGAAATTAAAGAAATAACGAAGAATATGCAGGGATTGATTTTAGATATAACCAACAATTTTGGTGCGGGAGATGCTTTTTTTTCGGAAGTATATGGCAGGCCATCTCCCAAAGAAAGAGCTACCCCAATGACCCTGGAAGAGTTTGAGCTAATTGTTGCATTAGAAAATGCTGTACTTGAATTAAACATATCAACTGCTACCAGAGAGTTAGATGATTCCAGAAAACAAAACCCGTTAGAGTATGTTGGTGGATTGGCCGACGATTCAGGAATTCCTTTTAATTCTGCATCAACCGCAAAGTTTTTGGCACCCGTTCCGTTTGGATTAACTATCGAGCAGATATCTGCCAGATATCTTGGTGATCCAGATAGGTATAATGAGATTATAACCATAAATGGATTAAGATCTCCGTACATCGATGAAAATGGTTTTTCTTATACTTTTTTATCAAATGGGGATGGTAGACAATTTAATATTTCATCAAAAGAAAATTTGTTTACAGGACAAAAAATACAACTATTCAGTAACACTGTTCCAATGTTTACGAGAAAAATTACTGCAATAGAAAAAATTTCAGACACAAACTACTTGATCACAGTCGATGGTTTGAATAATCTTGATTCTTTAACAACAATAGACGTTGCCAAAATTAAAGCCTTTTTACCGGGAACTGTAAATAGTCAAAATCAAATTTATATTCCATCTGACGAAACTATTACAGAAGAAGCTCGTACTTATGATATTCCTTTCTTAAAAGAGGACACATTGACCGGTTTTTCTAAGGTTGACTGGTTAATTGACGACAGAGGAGATGTTGTGGTAAATTCTTTTGGTGAAATGGCATTGGCAAATGGGACTACAAACCTTATCCAGGCCTTAAAAATGAAAATAATGACACAAAAAGGTTCTTTATTGTCAGACCCGTCGTTCGGACTGGGACTGACTCCGGGGGTTGCTGTTTCCGAAGTAGATATTGAAAATGTGCTAACAGATCTAAGAGACATGGTATTGCAAGATCCTAGATTTTCTGATATTGAAAATATTGAACTAAATGTTCTTCCGCCAACAGTGTCTATTAGCATAAATGCTGTATTGGCAAACGGAAAAGGAATATTCCCAATTAATTTTTCTGTGTAATTTCAATAACTTGTAGGAAATATTCTAGTTAAATGGTTTTTATATTCACACTGAATCTTTAATAGTGTGATAATATATAGTTAAAGAGGATTAAATGGCTGAAGGTCTACCTACCCCGAAATCGAGGGAACAAATATTGTCGGAAATGCTCACGGAATACACGGGGCTGACTGGTGTTAATGACCTTAATACAGGATCTGTGTTGACTCAATTCTTTGATGTCGTAGCAAGATCTGTAGCCCGTACCTCAGGTGATATATTTCAAATACTTAGAGATTATTCTGTTGATAGAGCGACTGGAGAGGCTTTAAGCAGGATTGGCGAAGAAGAGAGGATTTTTAGAAAAACCTCTAGAACAGCTAATGGTGTTGTAAAGGTTATAGATTCTTCTTTTCAAAAAATATCTACCAAGATTTACGCCGGAACTTCTTCTCCAAATATTGGATCAACAATTATTAAGGTATCTGATGCTTCAGGCTTCCCTATATCCGGAACGGTTTATATAGGAAGAGGAACTCCAAATATCGAAGGTCCTTTAAACTATGTTTCAACGGCACAAGTTGGAGCATATTGGGAAATCACACTAGCATCTCCTACAACAAAATTTCACAATATCTCGGAGCCAGTAATTCTAGGTCAAGGAGGAACCCGTAACGTTCCTGTTGGGACAACGGTCCTATCTCCTGGATCAGGTGCTGTATCAGATATTAATTATACTGTTTCTTCTGCCGCAATCTTACTTGATGGGGAAAATGAAAACCCATTTGTGCAGGTTGTTGCTCAAGAGCCGGGATCTGCTTCAAATGCTCCTGCCGGTGCAATTAGACAGTTCGGATCTGTTCCATTTACAGGTGCAGAAGTTATTAACGAAAGACCATTTACCACTGGTGCCGATACTGAATCGGACGACGACTATAGAGATAGAATTAAAAAAGAAAGATTGTCAAGAGGATTGGGAACTGCACTAGCTGTTAAAAACGCCGTTCTTGGTGCTCAAGCTTCTGATGAAAATGCAGTAGTAACTTCTAATGAAATTGATACTACCAATCCTGAGGAGACTATTCTTTATATTGACAACGGTCAAGGTTATGAAGAAAAAACACAAGGGGTGGGGATCGAGTTTATTATTGATTCCGCAATTGGTGGAGAAAGAAGCTTTCAACTTTCTACTGGTGGAAGACAAACTGCCGTTGCCAAAGCTTTTTTGCTTTCTTCTGAAACCTCTCCGTATAGCATAAAATCGTTTGACAAACTAGCCATTCTTGTTGGTGGCTTAATATCAGAACATATTTTTGGTGAGAATGATTTCAAAGCATCTGGTTCTGCCACTGCCTATGAGATTGTTGCAAGTATTAACAATAATACAGATCTTAAATTTGAAGCCACAACAGCAGAGGGTGGATCAAAAGTTTTAATCAAAGCAAAAACAGAAGATAATGAATTTTTAGAACTGTCCACTCCAACCACAGGTACGGATGCTGGACCTGTTTTAGGTTTCCCTAAAAACGAAATAAGAACTATTCTATTGTACAAAAACAGAGAATTGCTTGACAAAAATGGAAGAGTTGCTTTTGTAGTGTCTAAAAACCAATTTGATTGGAACAATTCAATCACCACTGGTGATACATTAATTATTTCAGTAGATGGCACAGATCCAATAACTTACACTTTTACGAATCAGGATTTTTTGGACGAAGGACAGCACTCCATAGTTAGTAACCAGAACACCCTGTCATCATGGGCAAATGTTATTAATAGTAAAGTCACTGGTATTACTGCAGAAGTAAATGGAGAACAATTAAAACTAACAAGTAACTTAAGTTCCGCCAACAGAGCCGCAATTTCAATAGACCCTGCATCAACACTTGTTGCAAAGGGAATGTTCTCAGCCGCTCTTGGTCTTTCTGCTCAAGGAAATGAGGCTGATTTTGAGCTTTCAAGAAATACAGCACAAATTAAACTAAACATTCCTTTGGCCAAAGGTGATTCTTTAAAGTTAGGTTCTGAGTTTACCAGAGCTGAAATAAACAGCACAAAAATTCTTGGCGGTCAAACAACCGTTTCTGGAACAGCATATGTCTGGCTACTTGTCGATGATGTAAATGCTGAACCCGTATCGATTGGGGTTACAGGAGATACTTTTTTAAATGTAACCAAACCAGGATCTGGAATCGTGCGATACACTAGCACTGTTGTAAGTGCTTTCGATGATGTCCTTGTTGGTGATTATGTAATTATATGGTCAGATGAGCTTTCTGCTACAAACAGATTGGAAGGCCGTGTCAATGCTGTAACATCAACCACCCTTGATATTAAAGTTACAGCAGCAGAAGAGGCAGCAGCTGTGGTCGAAGGACCGATTCTTTTTAGTGAAGGGTTTACTGTTATTAGATGCGAAAAGACACCGCAAAAAATAAAAATTCCGGCAGGAATTTATAACATAAACAGTATTGCGACCATTATGAATGGTCAATTAAAAAATGCAACAGTAAAAATTGATAATGATGAAGTGTTTGTTATCAGAACAAATACAGAGGATTTAGACGGCGAATTGTTTCTGGTTGACTTTAACGATCCAGCAAAATCCCTTAATTTTATAAAGAATTCTATTTCTCAGAGTATCAACTCTCAGCTTGCTTTTTATGAATCAGGAAATCAGGACAAACAATTCCCTGCTTTTGTTCATGGAGAAATTACAGCTGATGTTTATGCAGATCCTTCTGATAGTTTTATTACCAGTGTGACATCCAGTGAGAACTTGGCGACCATAGGTCTTGATCCTGCGGGATTCTTGTGTCTTTCTCAGCCGTATAACTCTGTAGAAGATGTTGTTTCTACAGAATGTATAGAAATACAGAATTTTTCTGGTTCAACAGTTAATTTAGAAGAAAGTGTTTTTTATAGAAGAAGCAGAGCAAACGATAGATACTATGTATTGAATGGGTTTGATTTTGGTCACGACGACTCTGTTGTGGCTATATTAGACGGTGATCCAAATCAAAAAACATTCGACATGCCTCTTTATAGAACGGCTGTTACAAATATTACACTTCCTGTAAACCCTGATGAATTTCGAGCCTACGATCTTGAGGGAGGAAATTCTGACTTTACAGATTTTTTTGATGCAAACTTTTCATTTGATAACTATAAGTGTCTAATGCAAGCAAGGAATATCATAGATCCAGGCAATTCTACTGGCGTAGTTGTTCCGGCAACAAATGAAGATGCAATTCTTTATCGAGCTGTAGAGTGGGGAAGATCCGGAGAAAAGATTGGGGTTGGATACTTTTATCCAACAGCCCCAAATCAAGGTATTACCCATGTTACTGAAGTAAAAACCAAAGTTGATATAAAAATTTTCTTAAAATCTGGAGCTGCCAGATCAACCACTGTTGATGGTACTACGGAATGGAATATTACAATTGTTCCACTATCTGCCTCAGTAGATTTGGTAACATACACTCACTCCGGAATCGGTTCAGCACCAGGATTGGGTGCTATTGTTGCTGGTGATTATGTATCAATTTTTAATACAGGAGAGTTTGATGTCAGAAATATCGGCTCTTTTAAAGTTTATTCAGCCACTGCAACAAGTTTTACTATTAAAAGAGCAACAGGAGCTGCTTTTGCCCAGTCTAATGTAGCAACATTACAAAATAGCACAATTTCATTTTTTGAATCATCTGCAACAACTGCCCAAGATATTGTTACCTATGTAGGAAGCAATTTGTCTCAATTCATTACCGCATCGCTAGTGAGTGACGCAGGTCTTACAGGAGCTGGCGTAATAGATGACTCTACTGAAGAAGATCTGAACTACCTAGATAGTTTTGTCAGATTGTTAGACGGCAAAAACTACGTTTTAGCAAGTGATCTAGCAGCCGGGGCAGGACTTCCTCAGTTTACATTTAAAAATTCATTATCGTTAGATTCTTTTTCTACAAACACGCCCGATGCCTATAACTTTAATAATGGCGAAAATATAAGACTTATCCCTACCACAGCCAATCAGGTTTCTGAATTTCTAAATGTATTAGCTGTTACAGGATTTACAACTCTTGGAGAAATAAAAACTGTTGATAGAAACTCAAGAGTGCAATTGTCCACTTCTTTGATCGGGGAAGCTGGCTCTATTCAAATCGCCGGTGGATTGGGAACTTCTTCTTCTGCTGCTGTAGAAGGAAGCTCGGCTGCGATTGGAGAGCAATCTGATAGAAGTTGTATTGTTTCGGTTAATGCAGCCGCAGCAGCCGGATTTCACTCTGATCAATGGGTAAAGCTTTTTGCCTCTGATAAACAAAGAAAAACCACCTCAATTAATGCTCTTAATTCTATCAAAATCACCTCCTCCACCCCTACATTAGGATCTTCTAAAATAGAAATATTCGATAGAGATGTAGAACAAAGATTTTTTGGAAGGAACAGATATCACACCCGTACCCGTGGTAGAACATTTAAAGTAGAAAAACAGGGTCAATTTGCTTGTATTTCCTGGGATGATGCGGGAACGCAACCGTTTTTCTCAAAAACAAATATTGATCTAAAAGATAGCACAGCAGGAACTTTAACCATTTACAAGAACGATATTACAAATGTTGTAGATATCACCGTTGACTCTGGTAATATGAGATTTGACGAGGTTGCAATAGGTGACTTGTTAACAATTTCTAACAGAGCCAACGCCGAAAATAATGGCCAATTCCTCGTCACCGGTCGTTCAAGTGATGCTAAAACTTTGCGTTTTGTAAATGAAGACGCTGTAAACGAATTGGTTGAAGGAAGTTTTACTATTACAAACAATACAACCGTGGTAGGAGGAGCCTTTACTGTAGGAACTTCTACTTTAACTGAAGGAGTCGATTTTGTTGTTGGCCTTACTACTGACGATACCGCTTCTAATCTTGCAGCAGCTATTTCTCTTCTACCTAACATAACAGCCACCTCTACGTCGTCTGTTGTAAATATCATGAGTGATGTTCCAAATGTAACTGTAGCATTGGCCTTTGCTGGTGCTGGAGCAACTGTCAGTGGGCCGTTTATGATAGCTCCAGCCTATGTTCCTGGTGACTTATCTGCTGAATCAGAAGTACAAGAAGGTGACTCTGTAAGTATATCGAGTGATTTTGATATATTAAACAGAGGGGTGTATCGTATAATTAGAAGATTTAAAAATTCTATTTATATTGACAATCCGAATGTTGTTGAAGAAGAGGTAACACTTGATCAACATTCTGTAGATGTTATTCCAAATTTTGCAATAACTCCTAAATTAATATTTACTCAAGGTGGGTTAGTTGTTGCTTCCGTTGGATCTGTAAACTGGACATCAGGACTAAGTTCAGGTTATTTAATTAAAGATACCTCAAAAGATGATATATTTTATTACGAAATTTTATCCGTTGACTCTTTATCTCAAGTAACTCTTGCAACACCATTTCTTGAAACATCATCAGGTCCTGCTGGATTTGATGCTGTTTATACTATACCTAATACTGATTATAATATTGAAAAACTAGACGGAATAAATAAACTAAGCTGGGCAGGGGCTGGATTAGAACCATCTCTTGAAAACCTACGTCCTGGTGATGTTGTTACTTTGGGAACAGATTTCAATGCAGCAAACCAGGGATCTTTTCATGTTGTAGATTCTGGAGAAAAGTTAAAAGAAATTACAAAACTTACTATGTCAACCGGAACCACAATCAATTCTGGCGAATATGCTCTGATCAATAGCGTTGACGATGCTACAGAATACTACTTATGGTACAATGTTGATCTTGCCGGCGGAGATCCTGCTCCAATTGGTAAATCTCCGATTGAGGTTCAGGTTTTAAGTATTGACACAGCCGCAACAATAGCTACAAAAACTGCGAATGAAATTAACACAAACTTTAGTGCAGACTTTGTAGCGGTTGTAAGCGGAAATAATGTAACAATTACAAATACTTTGGAAGGACCTGTTACAGATGCTGTAAACGTAGATATTTCAGGTGATTTTGAGGTTGAAGTAACGCAACAAGGAAGACGCAATTTCGTAGATTATATTAATGTAAACGGCGTAAATGAAACGGGAATAACAATATCAGATGTCCTTGAATTCCATAGAGAGGCTATGAAATTTAAAGAATATGAGGGAGCAATTCCAGGTGACACTTTTGTAATTACTAATAATTTTTTGGGAATTACAAACAAAAAAGCTTTTGTCGTTACTGATGTATTAAGCGAAACAGAAATCATAGCTTCTGGGGTTTCTATAAGTACCAACAAAACATTGCTTGATTCTAACTTCAACAAAATATATCTGGAAGAATCAACCCCATATGTCGGATACAAGAAAATATCTCTTGTTTCTACCAATCCAGCAAATTTAAATGACAAAAATATCGTGTTTGATTCAGCTAATCAATTTGAAAAGATTGGCGAAATCGGCGGTGTTTCTTTGTTGGCAATGTCTAAACTTGCTTTTGATACAGCAATTAATAAAGGTGTTGATGCATATAAATATAACACAGGATTGATTGCAGAAGCTAATAGAATTGTATACGGAGATCCACGAGATAATACCACTTATCCAGGTGTTGCTGCTGCTGGTGCTGAAATCTTTATTAAAGCTCCTCTTGTGAAAAGAATCGAAGTTTCTATCAGCGTAAGAGTTAAGACGGGTATTCCGTTTACAACTATTGTTGAAGAGGTAAGAAATTCTGTAGCAGCATTGATTAACTCTAATCCGGTCGGCCAATCTATTCCAATTTCTAATATCGTAAGTACAGTAGGAGCAATCGTTGGTGTTCAAGCAGTAGCGATAGGCTCTCCGCAATACGATGTACAGAACGATGTGATCAGAGTAAATGCCGGAGAAAAATCCCTAGTATTAGATATTATATCTGATATTACTGTAGCAAAAATTGAGTAAACATGGCCAATAAAGAAGACGAGTATAAAAAACTCAGATCATATTTAAACAAATCTATCAGAGGTAAAAATACTGATGCGATTCTTAAAGCTCTATCTACAGGTCCGGTGCATTTAATTAACAATGTCGAAGCTGTAAATGATTCTCTTTATATTGTATCTGCCAAAGAAAAATTTCTTGATCAAAGACTGGGGGATAAGGGTGTTGTAAGACCTCCTGAAGTCGGTTTGTCTGATGAAGTTTTCCGTGAAATTGGAGTGGAGATTACCACTAGAAAGCAAGTAAGAGACTTGGTTCACCAGCTTTTACGAATTCTTTACGGAGAGATCTTTACCAGAGCAACTTCTCCATCTTTTGAGGTTGAGCCGTATGCACTGGAAAATGGTGATAATTTAATACTATTATTTGACGATTCAGCTCCTGTTGAGATTGTTTTTACAGCAAGCCAGTTTCAAAACATTAATACTGCTTCTGCACAAGAAGTGGCCGATGCTATTACCAAATCAATCAGAAAGGCAGGAAGAACAGGGGCGGCTTTTTTAAGAGAAGAAAATGGTGCCAACAAAGTTGTTCTAATATCTTCTACTGACGGCCCTTCTTCCAGCGTCAGAGTTCTTGGCGGCAAGGCTCAAAACATACTTAAATTTGATCAAATACGTCCAACTTCGGGCGATGCCACTACGCAGTGGACTTTGACACAAGAAGCCGGAGGAACAATCAAGGCTACATGGACGGGAGGAGCAGATCCAGCTCTTGGTCGTGTAAAAGTTGGGGATTATGTTAATATTTACGGATCTGCATTTGATTTAGTGAATCGTGGAACTTTCGATATAGTAGCCGCCCAGGGTGGGTCTGTAGGAAATGCATATATTGAATACGGAAATCCGAACGGTATTCCAGAAACTACCTTGCAGGGTAGTTCAGATGCTATTTTATTTTTTAATGCCAAGAAAAGAATACTGACAACAAACGAAAGATATGCAGCGGCATTTCAAACTTCGCCAAGAACGATTGAAGTTTTTATGCCAGCTACTACAAAAATTGTAAGACGAGACAGAAAGGGTGCGGCACATATTTATGGAGACAACACACCTTCTTCCAATGGACAAACAGGGCCGTATGCATATGATATTACAGTTGGTTTTACAATAAGCGACAAAGCAGCTCTCACCACAGAATCTTTAAGTGTCAGCAGTGACTCAATATTATTTGTTGATGATGCTTCTCAATTCCCAGATGACTCAGGATATTTAATAATAGGATTAGGAACCTCTCACCAAGAAGGTCCTGTTCCGTATATTTCCAGACCCTCTTCTCAAACAATAAGAATTAATCCTTCTTATAAATTTAAGAAAGAGCATCCGATTGGAACCGATGTTGCATTAACATCTAAACTTGCTCCCCCTTCGCCAAACAAGGATGGTACGGATCTTCCGTTCTTTCTGACAGACTCGGTGGCAGGAAGAATTTATGCAGAAAAACTTATCAAAGAAATTACTGCAACAGGTATTGTTGTCATAGTTTACATTCTCTATCCGAATGATATCGGCCTAGGTAAATGGGGTGATATTGCTAATTCTGAAAAATACTACATTTGGGGAACTGAAGAGGACTTATAATGGCTACTCAAAGAGTTATATCTGGCGCACATATAAACTTGCACATAAATGGCAAGCCTTACAATGAGGTTCAGCAGTTAAGTTATACCATAGATTATGGTGAAGAGCCTATTTATGGTATTGATTCTGTATTTCCGCAAGAGATCAAAATCACAAGAGTTTCTATCCAGGGAAGTGTGTCGGGTGTAAGAGTTGCCAATTCAAACGGCTTACAGGGACAAAGCATCAGACCCAAAATCACGGACTCCATGTACGCACCCTATGTTTCTATCAGAATTTCTGACAGAAGAACTGGTGAGCAAATAATGTGGATTCCAAATGCTCAGATTACAAACGAAAAAGTTGATGTATCTGCTAAAGGTGTTATGACCTTGAGTTTTAGCTTTTTAGGATTACAATCTCTAAGAACAGCTCCCCAAGTATTGTCATCCTGAACAACGCCATCCATTTCAATGTAAATTTCCGCATCATCAGGGCAATTTGCTAAAATTTCAAATAATTCTTTTTTAGTCATTCACATCCCCTAAATCAGCTCCACAATTTTTACAAGACCAGAATAACATCTTCCCGATACCGTTTTTATATTTTTGAGGATTAGAGCAACATTTTTTAAAAATATCATTTTTCCAAGATACAATAAGCCTGCTAGACATCATTTCAGCATATTTCTGCCAATTTTGGTCGCAATTCTTATAAGTAGTTGAATACACTGGATCTGTGCGTCTTTTTTTTGCTTCTTCTTCTAGTTTTTTATTACTCATAAATATCTCCTAAGCTTATATTATCATGAATTTTTTGTTTAATCAATAAAAAAATGTTCGCACTAAATCTTTATAATATATGATATTATTATGTGAATGATATTTTATAATATCTGTTTATAATTTCAATACGTTATAAAGGTAGCCAATGAGCGTAAGAAGAAGACAAAATTTCCTCGGTCAGCAAAGAGTTGATGTTCCCCATCTTAAATCTATAGAATCAGCTGTTTCTAATGATTTCGATGAGTTAATTCAAGGTCTGGTAATTGGCGAAAATAAAAGCTATGTTGTCAGAGGTCTTGAAATTAATATGCCGGGATCGATTGGTGCTTCAGCCAGCGGTCTTCAGTTATTGGTAGAAAATTCTGCTATTTTACATGGCGCTTCTAACGAATCTGGTACTTTTTATACTATTTCTGCTGGTACTTTGCCTGAAGTATTGAGTTCTACCACCAATGACAGGGTGGATGGTGCTTTTACCCCCAGCACTGACAACTATGTAGGACTAGAATTTGTAAGAAACGTAGATGACTCTACAACCGATCAGGTTAACTTCTGGAACCCTACTTCTAATGTTGAGTTCTCAAAAACTGTTCCTCTTGCCATTACTTTAGATTATAAGATTGTGATTTCTACCTCATCTTTTGCTAGTAATGTACTTCCTATTGCGATTGTTCAAACAGACGGATCAAATAACGTAATTTCTATTACAGATCGTCGTCCTTTACTCTACAGACTTGGGGTGGCCGGAGATCAAACTCCTGATCCATTCTACCAATACCCTTGGGCTGATGGAAGAGTAGAAAATTTCTACACATCAACCTCTTCTACAGCCAACCCATTCTTTGGCGGTGACAAACAGATCACCACAATGAAGGACTTCTTTGATGCCTTGATGACAGAGTTCAAGCTCTTAAAAGGTACACCATTCTGGTATTCAGAAAGCGCTGGATCTATTTCAAGATTGCGTCAAGATATTGCCAACACGGCATTTACCGGAAAAGGAAACGTAATTCACGGGCCATTTGATTTCCAGGGTCTTGTGACAGGAATGACAACAAATGTCATAATTAAAACAATTAGCACAAGCGCTTCAGGAAGCATCACCCTAACAGCCAATGGTATTAACAACATTAATACTATTATTGCAAATCATAACTCTGCCAACCCAACCAGCCAAGTTTACCTATACAGCGGTAACGGGGCACAGGTTCCATCGGTTAATATTACACTCCTAAGCTTTATTGGCGGAAGATTGCGTTATGCTGTTCTTCAAAATGAAGCCAGTGATGATATTCTTCTGTCTAACAATCAGGTCGCTTATTTAGAGCTTGTTAGAGGAGTAAGTATTATTCCTAACCTTGTGTTTACTCAAGGTGGAACAGTCGTTACTTCTGTTGGATCTGTAAACTGGACATCGGATCTTCAAGCCGGTGACTTTATTAAAGACGCTTCAAGAGGCGACGAATTTTATTACGAAATAGCATCTGTTGACTCTTTATCTCAAGTAACTCTTGCAACACCATTTCTTGAAACATCATCAGGTCCTGCTGGATTTGATGCTCAGTATGCTTTTGGTGTGTATGAAACATCTCCCGCTCCTTCTTCTCCAAGACACGTTCAGATAGCAGACAGAGGGTCTGTTCCGTTCGGAGAAAATTACTTCTGGTTATTCTATAGACAGGATGACACAGGAGCCGTGCCTAAGGTGTACGCACGAGTACTAGGCGGTCAAGAGCTTCAGCAGGGTGAATGGCAAGAAATTTCTGACAACACCAGCGAAGCTATTCTTCAGTATATTGGCTCACCAAGTGAGAGCGATATTGATCCAGATTACACAAATGCATTAGGTGTTGCTAGAACAAACGTGCATTTGACCGATGGTGAAAACCTCACAAAGAGCTTAAAGCGTCTTGAACAAAGAGATGAT